AAAAATTTGCAGTGACTTTTGTTATTTGTGATGCACCATAAGATAAGGGCACCGCATCAACCGCATAAGGATAGCAATCTTCCATTAAATAAATTACAGAACTACGACTGTTTGGAGCATTTTTTCCCCTTTCTGTTTTACAAATTCTAACTTTAGCCATGTATTGGTTGGGGAATTTCAATCTAATACTACGATTAAAAGGTCTATCAGTTTGTGAGTTAGCACTACCCTTAAAAGTATCAAATCTATTACCAGCAAGATCGGCAACTGGTACATCAGCATTTCCACCATTAAAAATATAAGAATGCCACATCGTTAAAAATTTTAATGGTGTCATATTAGCATCACACATCCACGAAAGAGAAAAATCACTATACATTTTTGTGTGAGCATAATTAATCTGCCCTTCTCCCAAATGTCTGCCATTGATTTGTCCAGTCATTGCTTGGACACTAGGCAATTGTGCTTCATCGCACAAATATTTAACTAAAAATCCTTTGTTTCCCTCAGAATCTGTTGCTATATTACCAGCGACTTTAGAAACTAGTCCTTGCAATTCTCCAGTAGAAGTAAGATCAAATTCAACTTCATATCCATTTGACATGGACATGCCGCCATTTGCTGCTATTGCTTCTATGAATCCGTTGATTGACACTCTAAATATACTCGGAGGATCTATCTATATTTATGGCATATTCTGGAATATACAAACCAATAAACCCACAGAAGTATAAAGGTAATCCAACAAGAATTATATACAGATCAATGTGGGAAAGAAAACTGTTTGTATATTGTGATACTAAAGAAAGTGTAGTCGAATGGGGAAGTGAAGAGATACAAATACCATATCGCTGTCCTACTGACGGTAAGGTACACCGATACTATCCAGATGTTTACATGAAAATCAAAAGTAAATCAGGGGAATTGAAAAAATATCTGGTGGAAGTGAAGCCAAAAAAACAAGTAGAGGGTCCAACAAGAAATCCAAAAAGAAAAACTGCTACTTGGAAAAGAGAAGTTATGACATTCATGAAGAACCAAGCAAAGTGGGATGCGGCAAAAGATTATTGCGAAGATCGCCAAATGAAATTTGTTATCTTAACAGAAGAACATTTAAAGGTATAAGATGGCAGGAAAAAATAATCTAAAACCAAAGTCATACGCAAAAAATAATATTGATAGGTGGATTCATTTAAATGGATATGAGTTAGAAGCATTCACTTCAGAATATTATACAAGAGATCAGGTACGTGCGATAGCAGCAAGGTATGGAGTTAAATCTTACTCCAGTTATAAAAATATGGATGAACTCATTGAGGTCATCAAAGAAACTGATGGGTTTAAAGAGGCAGGCAAAAAATCAAAACCAACTTTGTTTGAAATCATAAGAGACCAAACAAATGGCGAAAAACAAACTGCTCTCTGGTACAGACAGCAACTTGGTAAAATATCATCAAAAATCAAAGTATGGCCAGATAAAATGACAGAGGAACAGAAGATGGATTCTGTTCAAAATATAGTTCATCAAGATGAAAATGAACTGAGACGCACTGTGTTTCCTGGTCACATGTATTTCTATTCATACCATGCTATATCTAATGTAAAATATTATGATAGATTGCCTTTGGTATATGTTTTAAAAAAATCATCCGACCATTTCTATGGTATCAATTTTCATTACCTTGATTACAAACGTAGAGCAATTGCAATCAATAAATTAGAAAAGGGTGTTATTGATGTTCCTTTGCATATACTACATAAATATCTTATTAGAGAGTGTAAAGGTTTGTTCCTTGATCTTGCCACATATGAGTGGGAATCTGCTGCTATGTTACCAGTTGACGACTTTGTATTAAAGTTAAATAATGGTAAAGAACACACATATGATAATGAATTAGTTTGGGAAGAAACCAATTCCAAAACTAAAAGATTAAAAGCGTCAGTAAAAAGGATTTAATTAATGTCAGATTTCAGACCAGGAGAACTTGCATTACCATCAACAACACCAGGAGGACTAGCAACTGGAGTAAATGGAGAGCGACTAGGAGCAACAAATGTTGCTGCGAATGGTCAAGTAGGAGAAACAATAAGCAATGAAGCAGTAACTATTTTAAAGTTTGAAAGTAGACCAGGGGGAAATGTTACTCCTGGTCAGTCAAATGTTTTGTCATATCCAAGTTCTAGACCAGTAAACTCAAATGCAGATTATGTAACATTCAAGTTTTTTGATTATAAGCCAACATTTAAGGCAGCTGGAGAAAGTCAGAATGGTACAACCCCATACGATGCATACAATGCTTCTATCATGACAAAGAATTTGTCGGAGGCTGGATTAAGTGCAATTATATTATACATGCCAGAAGATATCCAAACAGAAACTTCTGGAAGATGGTCTGGTGCAGGTTTTGGTCCAATGATTACTGGTTTAGCAAGAGCTGCTGCACAATTAGGATCAGCACAAATGCCAGATATAGGAAATTCGTTAGGAAATATTCCAGATGCATTAAATAGAACAAAATATAAAGTGATGTTAGATGGCATCAATAAAGCAATGGGTGCTTCACTAACAGAAAATCAATTGTTAACTGGAGCAACTGGAGCAATTTTAAATCCAAACGTAGAGATGATGTATGAAGCTCCTGATCTTAGAAACTTTTCTTTGAGATTTAAAATGTCTCCGAGAGACGGAAAAGAAGCAGATAACATAAAGAAAATTTGCAACACATTTAGAAAAGCTTCTCTACCTTCAATAAAAACAGGCGAGGGTGAAATAGCAGGTACTTCACCTGGATTCTTCCTGAAAGTTCCTAAGATATGTCAAGTAAGTTTTATGAAAGGCGGCAGTCCACATCCATATATAACTCAATACAAACCATGTGCAATATCAAGAGTTAGTGTTAACTTCACACCAGATGGTACATATGCTACATACGGCGATGGTTCTCCAGTAGCAACAGAATTGACAGTATCCTTCCAAGAATTAAAACTAATTTACAACGAAGAAGTAGATATCAACGGAGGAGGATACTAAAATGTATTTTAAGTACATACCAGACATAGAATACGATACGAAACCAATCAAGTTTCCTTTCTCCGAATCAGATTATGTAACAGCAAAAAACTTTTTCAGAAGATATCAAGTAAACCCAGACGTATTTTCGTATTCGGTTTTCTTCAAAAAGTATGCGATCATTGATGGAGAAAGACCAGATACATTAGCAGAAAAAGCATACGGAGATCCTTTCTTTGATTGGGTAATTTTATTAGTTAACAATACAATAAACCCTTTATTTGATTGGCCAGTTAGTGACGAAGCACTAAGAAAGTTTTGTGAGAAAAGATTCGAGGATCCTTTCGGAACAATTAAACATTATCAAACATACAAACTAACTAATTCATTAGGTCAGGAAGTTTTGAAGGAAGGTTTGATTGTCGATGAAAAGTTTTATAATAGTCCATTTACATATTGGAATGGTTCAACATCGATATCAGTTCCTGGTAATCAAATTTCTTATCCAGTATCAATCTTCGAATACGAATCACTCAAAAACGAAGAGAAAAGAGAAATTTATTTACTTAAAGTAGAATACCTAGATAGATTTGTAGCGGATTTCAAAAAACGAAATTTATATTCTAAATCATCTGACTTTATCAGCAATAAATTAAAGCGAACTGGAGTATAAAAAAAGGGGGTCATAGACCCCCAGGTATTCAATCTTCTTCAGCAAGACGAGCAAAGTAACTTAGAGCATCGTCATCATCAGCACTGTTACTGAATGATGGAATTTCAACTTCACGTTCGCGTACTGCAGTAGCGATAGAAGAAGTTGCAATCGGTTCTTCGTCTTCTTCAAATTGCATAGAACGAGAAGAAGATGCGGACTTGTTACCCAGAACAAAGTTCAAACGACTTTCAAGATCATCGTAAGATTTGAATTGATCGGGTGCAGCAAACGCTTCGAGAGAATACTCTTGCTTCCAGATGCTTTCCAGTTCATCATCATCTGCACTTAGAGCTGCGGGAGCAGCAAACTCAGAACTATCATAGTTCCAATAACCAGCAACGGTTTTGATCTTCAGTTTGAAGTTAGCACCTTCCCAGAGATCAAACACATTGATAGGGGTTTCATCTTGGAACTCAGGTTGCATTGCGGCAAGAATCTTATCATGAATCTTCTTACCATACTTAAAGAGAAACACCTTACCATTGTTGTCAGGATGCTTCGGATCATTTACTACATAAATGTTGCTGTAGTAAGACAGTTTACGCTTGCGCTGACGAACGATTTCTTTGTCTGATTCGTGACCACTATTCCAAAGTTTGTTGTTAGCAGCACACACTGGGCACTGATCTCCTTTGGTTGTCAAACAATTTTCAATCAACCAACCACCAGTTCCTTGGAATGCGTGACTGTAAAGTTTTGCCCAGGGTACGCTCTCACCTTCGGGAGCGGGAAGGAAACGAATAACAGCGTATCCGTTACCAGAAGCGTCAAGTTCGGGCTTCCAGAGTCGCTCGTCGGCACCACCAGATGTAGTGCTGGACTTTTCAAGTTCCTTCTGAAGGAACTCAAGATTGCTCTGGGACTTACGCTTAAGATCTGCAAAAGACATAGGATTTCCTCGGATGTTTTAGATTTGGCTTTTGTGACGCTTGCCACCAACACATAATAGCATAGGCACAGGGTTGCGTCAACCCCCCTGTGCCTCTAGAGCTTGTTTCATTTTGGAAACTTTTTCCAGAAGTCCATCAAACATTTCATTGATACTTACATTAGGATCTCCTCCCAACATAACAACAGCATCTTTCATGTTTTCTGCCATTTCAATTGCTTCTGGATCATCACTTAATTTTAAGCGAGCATAAAATATTTTTTGTTTTTCAATTAATGTTTCAAGAACATTAAAGTATTCCATTTTCTTTTCAGGTGAGAGAGCAGGAAATGCAACCATAGATCTCATACAATATTGCTGTAGATCAGACATCTCCTGGAGATCTCCTCTAACCATTTCAGATTTAAAAAAATTAGTCATATCAAACAAGCATAAGTTTTGCTCTTGTAGTTTTTTTCATGTAATTTAATTTTTGTGCATCATACTTTAGTTTTTCTTTCAATGGTTTCGAAATCAGTTTTGCAACTGATTCAATTTCAATTTCATTCTTTTCACAATAGTGAACAATAGCATCAATATAATTCATAGAATTATCGTGTGCAATTTTTTCCACTTCCTGCGAAAATTTCGCAGTCGTCATAAATTTATCCTCCAAGTTTTCTATCATAGATTTCTTCGTACTCCCTGAGATATTGTTGTAATCTAATAAAATATTCCTTTCTGGGAGGCACCACGCTAACTTGCACATCACCTGTTTCGCAAGCAACAATTGTAACAAGTTGTTCCACTTTCAAACCATACAATTCCTGTAGCATACAGGCGTATGTAATTTCTTGAACATAGTAATCATAAAGATATTCTTCTTTTTTTTCCTCTGCCGAAGTTTTAAAATCAATAATTGAAAGTTTACCGTTATATTCTGCAATGCAGTCAACTCGACCAGCGACTTTTAAATAATCAGAATATAATGCTGCCTCTTGAAGGTATATGTTATTTATATTATCAAGAATTTTCAGTGAGGAATTGAACATGATCCAAACCAAAGGAGAATCTTTATAGAGATTTGGATCATGTTCATTGTTGAGATAATTTTCTACAAGTTTGTGATACTTGTTACCTCTGGTGGTAGATCTACGAGAGATAGCGTTTGCTTTTTCTTCCCCCACTCTCTTGCGCCAGTTTTTAATTATCTCAACCTTCTTTGGATTATTACTAATCACAGTGGTCACAGATTTATGTTTATT